ATAAAGTAATTAATTTCCCACTACCCACCAAAGTTACTTCGTTTTTTTTTAAAAGTCAACTATTCAAGTATTTGAATTATAAACATTATCGACCTTGACCGCGATATTTCTTAGTATAATTCTTTGACGATTTTAAGGCAGATTGTTTGTTTTTACTATGTATTCCCTTTCTCTTAACTTTAACTTTTTTATAGTTTGTAACTATTTGCTTTGCCATTTATTGATGTTTATTATTTCCGAATACCTTCTCTACACCTCTGCTTCCAAAATAGCCTCCAATCACAATCGAGAGAAGACCGGTAATAGAATCTAAAGGATAGCCTAAATACCAACCTATAACGTAACTAACGGTTAAAAATACTAAAGTTAAAGGTCTTACGTTAGAAGATAACCAAGATCCGCTCCTTGCGTCGGCTACCCATCGCCTTGTTGTACCGTCTATTTCGGCTCTCTCTAAATCTAGTTTTTTTAAAGCTATCTCTTTATCGGCGTCGGACATATCGGATCCTCCTATAATAGCTTGTATAACACTCCCTACGGCGGTATTACCGGCAACGGCTCCAACTACATCCGGGATTTTGTTTAAGAGGAATTTGCCTACTTGGGTATCTTTAAATTTTTTCTTCTCAGACAAAACTTTTTAGTATTAAATACTCTAATAAACGAAACGCAATATAACCTGTAATTAGTTCTTCCATAACGTACTTCCTACCGTATTAGTATGTCCATACCGAGTTTGGCTTTGATCCGTCGGTATCGCAATGTATAAAGGTTTTAGCGATTCCCAACCTTTTGAATCCTGCTTTAATAAGGGCATTAAGAACAAGGTATCTTTCGTTTCCGGACGATATACTAATATCTGCCGCAAGACCGGATAGGTGGCTCGAGTTTGATACGCCTCCAACTTTTTGGTTATGTTCAATCGTTCTATATCCGCTTGAGATTTTAAATGGTATCCCTGCAATTTGACGGGCGTTGTTGAGCAACTCGAGAAAGTTACTATCCATATTAACACCGCTACCTTTGTGATCAGGTGAATCAAATTCATCTAACGTAAAGTATTTCATTTTTTAATTTTTTCAATTTCTTGTTTTATATCGCTTACTACTTGGTTAAATTTATCTTCTAAAGCGTCAGGTATTCCGTCCTTATCTTTATCTGTAAATATACCGTAAACTGTTAACGCCATCATTAAGGCAGTTAAAAACATTACTATTGATATTATAATTATAAAAGTTTGCATATTTATTTATTTAAATGGCTACCATCGCAGTAACCTTCTGGGTTATTTGTGCATCCGCACTTACATTTTACTTCTTTCATAGCTTTCCTTTTTGTGGGTTACGATTGTCATCAAAGTCCATTGCTGCCTTAAGAATGATTTTATCCATCATATTATCTTGGTTTTGCAACATTTCTCTTTGGAGGTTTATAACCATTTCCTCTAAATTGTCTTTAGCTTTTACAAGCATTTCAATTTGATTCTCTTTCTTCTCTAAACTTTGTTTAAGAGCGTTTATATCATCAGGCTTACTTCCTGTTATAGTAGCTACTGTAATACCAATACTCGCTGAAATTGTTCCAATTAACATCATTACTACTTCCTTATTAGTGTCTAGTACAGGAAACTGAATTAATGCTATAATTAAACCAATAACAAAAAGAAATATTAGTAGTGATCCTACATAACTTCTTATTTCTCTAGCCACACCATTTTTAGGTAATGCCATTATTTTAATTTTTTACTAATACTAATTATTGTATATGCTATTGCTAATAATAAAGAAACAGCTTGTAAAATAGGATTTATAGAACTAACAGAAAAAGCTAATGCTATTGCGTTAAAACCATAAATCTTTAATTGTTCCATTATGCTATTGCTAGGTATAAATAATTATAGCTTTGGTTTAGGTGTGAATCTGTATTTAATAATGTAAATCCTGTAGCATCAAAACGAACATCATAATCTGTACTACCTTCTGCAAGAAGTGTATTCGCCCAAAGTGCTTTTTTGCCATTTGTTCCAGATGTTGCTCTTTGGTTATCTAGTATAAACCAATAACCATTTCCAAAACTAGTCGCTTTTATCATTAAAAATCTAGGTTGAAATCCTGTAGTAACACTCTTACCACTTGAACCACTTCCTGTATAACTCCCAACTTTTTGTACTCCTGCCACAGAACGAAAACAATACATAATCATAGGGCCATTAGAGCCATTAGTTGCACTATAAGTTCCAAAAGTAACAACGCTTGATGTAGGTGCTGTACCATTAAAAGGTGAGCCAGATACAAGGGATGCATCACCATTATTTAAAGTCATATAATTAGAAAACCCTCCTATATATGGTGAACCCACATTCCAAAAACTTCCATTTCTATTCCTTGTAATTATTAGTTCAGGTACTGCACCGAGTCCGTGTCCTACAGTAGCATTTGCTGCTCCATTTCCTGTATAAGAAGCAATACTAAAACCTGCTGCTTGATTAGCTGAAACTTGTGCAGTAACATTTCCATCTGTATTTGATACTGCCGCACCTCCTGCTTTAAAACACCACGCAACGTGATTAAAACCAACTTCATTAACGCTTCCAAAAGTTGGAGCTCCTATAGTAAAACCATTTGAGTTAAAACTCATTAAATCATTACCAGAATCATTAAGCTCTGCTCCTGTTCCTGTGTAACTTCCAATTGTAGTAGCTACTCCTGTATTTAAAAATTTATCAACACCTGTTATACTATTATACATTTGATATGGATAAGCACCTGTTCTATTTTTAAACCAAATTAAATCTGGTTGAAAATCTATCGTACCACTTTGACTTGACAGAGAGTTAGTAGATTGTGTGCTGCCTGTTCCTCCATAAGTAATAGTTTCAAAATAACCACCATCATCACTAGCACCTTGTGAAAGTATTTTCTTTTTTCCTAAACCCATTAGATATAACTTGGAAGTTGATAATCTATAATAGAACTTTTTGTACTTAAAGCATTTATTTCTGCTTCTTTAGTTGCACATTCTGTTCTTAAATCACTTCTTTCTGTAGCTATATCACTAGGTACTGCTGTACCACCTTCTGCTGCTCTTACAACGTACCAATCAGTTTTGCCTAACTTACTTCCGTAAATATGTTTTAGGTTTTCTATTTTTTGTGTTTTAAGTTCTGCTACCGATAAACTATAAGTTTTATTCTTAACAGGATAAGTAAAAACTTTATTTTTAGAATCCCATTTAATAGCACCTAACTCTTGACTAGGGTTTGTTGAAGGAGTTACTACATCATAAAAACCAAGTGCTTCTAAATCACTATCACTTGCGTATTGTAAACCTATAGCACCCCCAAAAGATTTTACGTTGCTATACGTTTTTATTGTACCATCTATATTAATTGCTTTCATATCTTATTTTTTAACTTGGTGTTGTATCACTTACATATGTTAATACTGAATAGTTAAAAACAGCATTTGCTGAATCACTAATACATTCTATCATTAAAGCGTTTGTTGCTGAACCATCATAGTCATTACCACCTAGCTTATTAAAAGTTTCACTTGTTGCAGCGTTAGAATCTAAAGTAATTGTTTGCGAACCTGTAAGGTTGTGAATAGTTAAAACTTGACCTGTTTTGAAGTTTGTAAAATCAAATTCTATTGCTCCTGATAAAGAAGAACCCATTACAAAGTTAGTAGCTGCTGACCAATCAACAGTTACTGCTCCTGTATAAGTTGTTATACTTCCACTTGCTGTATATCTGTTTTCTAGTTTAGCGTGAGTTATATTATCATTTAAAACTTTTGCTGTAGTAACTGCATCTGCGGCTATTGTTAAAGCTGCCGAACCTGTAACATCTCCTGTATGGGTTGCATTAGTAACCTTTGCTGTGTTAGCTGCTATAGCTGTATTAATTGAGTTAGCTAGTTTATCTGCTGTAACTGCATCGTCTGCTATTTTATCTGTAACAATTCCTCCATCATTTAAAGAGATTGTTACTGCCCCAGTTGCTGAATCTCTTGCTATCGGTGCTGTTGCTGTTATACTACCTACATCTCCGGCGTCGTCTGTATACAGTTCCGTAAAGTTATCGTTGCAAATATCAAAGGCATCTCGTAAGGTTGAGCCTGTGCCATCATTTGCAGTAGTTCCTATATTTATCGTCTGTTTAGCCATTTTTTTATATTATGTTATTTGTGTTGCATCTGCTGTAAATAATGTTGTATCTGCTTTGTATAATGTTGTATCCGCTGTAAACGCAGGTACTAAAGTCCAACAACTTGGAGCAGAAAAATCGGGTATAAATTCAGTTGTATATGCTTCATCCGCTCCCCAAGCAGAATTAGTTTCCATATTACAATAAACTTTACCCCAATTTATATTATTAGCCATACTATTATAATTACTTTTTTACGTTTTTGTTATATATCTTCTCTAAGTAGTTTTTTAACTTAACTACGTTTTGTTGTTTAGGTTTGTATTTTTTTTTAATCATATAACCCAACCTGTATAATCCGCGCTTTTATCCGGAAAAACGTCGTCGTTATTATTACTATAATATTCCGGGTATAAACTAGCCGCGTAAAAAGAGAAGTGTTCTATCATTCTATCGGTATAATATTGAGCCGTCTTTCTTTCTTTTTCTACTAAAAAGTCTACCTCTTCCTTTGAAACGCTATCGGAGTTTTCGCTAGTCCCTTTAGAGATACCTTTATTAGAGACTCTATAAGCCGCCCAAGGTAAATATTCAACCATAGCCCAATGTACCAAACAAGGCTTTATATGCGTCTCAACAAGGGTAGCGTAATTACCCGCTAAATTACCCGCTATAATATCGGTAGAAATCTTATTATAAAGATCCGTTCCTATATAGTTTTGTATATGTATATTTTGCGCAATCTTAACGTACTGTATAAATCGATCCGTATCTAGTCCCCCGGATACCGAAGTATACTTAACTATATCTTTTCTAGTTACAAATAATGCCTCAGCCATAACTATCTCGGTGTTGTAAAGTTTTTAGGTTTTATAAACCCTCTATTTTTCATATCTCTAGGACGTTTCGCAACTTTAGTATCGTTAGTCTCGGGTTTGAATCCTTCTTTTTTTGCTTTGTTAACGCTTATTTCGTCTTTTGGAACGTTTGCTTTTTCTCCTATTTTTTTACTCATATACGTTTTACGCATCCAAAAATGTTGACACGATCCACCGCCTTTGTAGAGCCAAATATCGTATGTATCCGCTCCGTCTTTACCCCAACCGGCGTTAACGGGTTGTTTGCTCATTTGCATTATATCTTCTTTACGGTATAATTTTCTAGCGGCTACCATTTTTCTACAAAACTCTCGACTATTAGCCGAAACCGTTAAAGGAGCGTATTGATATCTTACTCTAAATTGTACCCCTTCTTTATTTGTTTCGTCTTGCTTACTTTTAGAATTTGGAGTCGCTTGTCCTACTCTTGCTAAACCTACCATTTTATCTAAAGCCTCTTCTTGATCGTAATCGACTTTACGTTCGTCTACTAAATCCCAATTTTCTAAATCTTCGTCTTCTCCAAACTCGTTGAGTAAATCAAATACTTTATCGTCCGTTTCGGCGGTTAGATTACTTTGTTTATGTTCTTCGCAAGGCATAAACCAAATCTTACCCTCGTACTCGTGTTCGTGATAACCTTCGCATCCTATATTTTTAGCTCCTTCGATAGCCATTTCTTTAGTTGCGTAAGCTAAACGATCGTCTATAATAGCAAAATCTTTATCTACTACTTGACTTTTTAAGCTTAAATCTCTTTTAACGCCCGTCTCTTCCTCTCTAGCTTCGTCCGTTACTAGATTGTCCGATTCTATAAAAGAAAGCGGTTGTAACGTCTTAAAATAGAGTTTAAGGCTTATATCGTTAACGGCTAGTATATCGTCTATACAATCGACTAAAAGATCTTGG